ATTCATAACTGAAGGCGGCAGGTCAAAAGAGAAAAGCGATTACGATGGAAGATAGGATTGAAGCATTAGAGAGAAATTATAAAGAGTTAGTACTAGCTATTCATAAGAATGTTGACTATATGGCATATTTTCATGGTGAGCAAACTTCATTGAAGGCTATTATTGAAAATGTTTTAGAATCTGAAAGGAGCAATGACGATGGCACTACCAGCAGATAATGGCAATGCACCAAAGGAAAAGAAAGAAGGGGATGCGCGAATTAATCATGTTTGCAATACAGGCGCTTATGTTCAGCAAGAAGTTAAAATGAACAAACCAGCACCTAAAGAAGATTGTATTTTTGGGAGAATCTAATCATGAAAAAGAACGGCTATGATTATGACGAATGTTGCTATGAAGAAATGACCGATCGCGTTGGAGGTCAGAGTCAGCCACAACCATGTTATGACGAGCCATTTCAGAATGAGTATGAAATGCGCCGCAATAATCAGTTTGATCAATCTGGTATGAAAGGTAAATAGTCATGAACGAACGCGATTCCACCAAGGTGGCTTATGAGACTGGTCCGAAAGAAGTTAGAGACGGTAAAGGTTTGCCATCTACTGGTAAACAATTCGGTAAGGATAAGATGCCGCAGAAAGATGTAGATGTAACGCCAGGTTATCCAGCTAATCCTACGATGGAGAGTAATAAGCGAGAGTTGCGGATGAGTGGTGAGAGACATCCTAAACATAGGCATAAGGAGTTTCGTTAATGGGCAATGTTGTTCCATTAAAAGTGCCTTGTGAAATATTGGAATGCACTAGATGTGGAAGTGAAACCTTTCATATTCAGCCTAATTTCGTAGCGGTTTGTACTGGTTGCGCTTATGAAATAGTATTAGTAAGTTCTTCTTGTGATATTTTGGAGTAACCAAATGAATAAAGCAGAGATTGATATCATCATCATGAGTTTGAACTCGATCATTTCACTATTAACCACACTTGATCCAGCATTAGCTCAAAACAAAGTAGTTGCTGATTTACAGGCGGCTATTTCTACATTACAGGCGTTGGGAATCTAACATGCCTAGACTAGCCTCTGATATTCCATTAATGTCTAAGCAACGCAATCCTGCTTATTCGATGATTAAGGAGCATAAAGAAATGCCACTGAATACTGGAAAGAAAGCTAAGACTGAAAAAGGTTTTAGTGAAAATGTAGAAACAGAAATGCATGCTGGAAAACCTCAAAAACAAGCAGTCGCCATTGCTTATAGTGAAGCTGGCGAACACAAGAAACATAAATCTCATTCATCAACCCACCGACATAAGGAACACCGATAATGGCTAAAGATCACATGAAAGACAAAATGAAAGACAAGAAGAAAGAGAAAGAAATGCCAAAGAAGAAAAAGGATTGTAAGTAATCGATAGACCTACCAATTCAGCGCGAATTGGTAGGTTATTGGTAGTTAGTCATCCATATTTGGTAAGTGAAAGTGTTTAGCAAACGGTTCGGTTGGCGCGCTCGGTTTATTCTTTGTCGCTAATACAATATTCTGTATCACTTCATTATCATCAACGTTCACGTTCTCTAATAGCAACTCACCACGATTGAGTTTGGCCAGCATCTCGTTCATTTGTGCTTTCTGTTGAGGGGTTAAGCTGTTCCATAGTAATTTGGCTTGTCTGCGTGACATCTTGGGGTCTGCTATACTTTTCATGTAATTTCTCCTGATTGTATGCGTCTAAACATTGAAGGAAATAGTTTATCGCTTCCTGATCTTTAATAATAATCGGAAACTTAGCATGTAAACGAATGAATACCATTAGTTCCGTACTTTCTAAGCTATCTCTATCAGTATCCACATAATATATATCGCTTAGGTCAATCCATAAGGTGCGGGTTATTTGGGTTAGCATTATTTATCCTTAGGTGGTGATGGTAAAGTCATCCAGTATGGATAACATTCGAATGGAGTAAGCGATGCGAAGTGAGATAGTGTGTGGTCGGATCGATAATTTGTATCTAACCCCCATCCATTACCACGATAAGATGCTATTTCAATATGTCTATCACCATTAAAAACCAATACACGCTCGTGAATATTTGGCATTTTTTCTTTAATTGAAATCCACTCATGCTGACAATACTTAATAGTTATTTCATCTAAATTTCGTGGCTGCATATTAAAATCAATGGTTGTCATTATTCCAATTCCTTATATTGAATACTAACAATGAAGATTCCATTTTTTGTCAGGGGATTTGGTAAAAATCTAGCTAGTGGATTTATCATAGGGTCATTGCACTCTCTAATATCATCAATAATATCGCTTATTACTGCGCCTTTATCTGGATAGACTTTACGGAATAGGATGAAATCGTTTTTAGTCGTCATTCATTATCCTCATCATCCAAATCATCCTCTGGTGTAGGCTTTTCATTTTTCTTTCGCTTATCAATAGCTTTAATCAACTCTGGTTTTTTTAAATTATTAAGAGAAATAATTTTAATTAGCGATCTATTTAGGTCTTTGATTAAGAGTTTTATATCATCTATCTCTTTTTTGTTAGTTTTAATAAGAAATTCCTGATCTTTCCTGAAGTCCTCTAGTTTTTTGCTAATTTCTTTAGAGAATTTCTCTTTCTGGGTGTCTATTGATCGTTTTAAATATTCATCCAGCATGAATAGGTGTACTCCATATTTAGGCTTTGGGTCGTTGATGTTGTAGTGTCCATAGTAACTATGCATATTTCCTTGTTTTCCTTCGTACATTATTCATTTTCCTTTTAGTATCTTCTTTATTTCTTCATAACGAGCTATCGCTTTTTCTTCCTCATGTCCAAAATGTTCTTCCCAATCACCATCATCAGATACGATTTTTATTGAAGTTTTGTCGCCATATAAAAAATTCACATATTTAATTCTATTTATTGGCACTAATGCTTCATTTCCTAAAAATGTAATAGTTTCTAGAAAATTCATTTTTTCACCTTCTTATTCGCTTTATGTTTTTTAAAGCACTCATTTTCATAAGCGGTGTAATCAGCGCTTGCTGATAATATATCATCATCTCTATGGATAACCTGACCAAGTTTTAGTGCTGAATCGACTATAAATGCCAATGCATGACATTGATCTGATTCTGTTTCATATAAGAAGCAGCAAGCCTCTCCTAAATGATCTAACGCGGTTTTAAGTATGTCTTTTTCACTTAATTTGTTACCTTTTTCGTCTATCATTTTTATGCTCCTTTTAGTTATTACATAAACAAGATGCATAACAGTTCAAGCATTCACTAGAATCTTGATCACCTTGTATTCTGGGATTATCACAGCAGGTTTTTAAGCAAGGGCATTTGTCTTCAATTTCGCTATCTGGTTTTTGCATGTTTCACCTCTCTCGTGATCCTCGAGAATCCTACCAAGTCAGCCAGCGAGGTTCTGGCATTCAGGAATGACCCTAGACTTGGTGAGAAAATAGTATCATACTTTGATTGCGTGAGTGAAACAGGCAATTCCGCGCATGCCGAAATGGTGTGTATAGTCATCCGCCGGACAATCAAATGATGGCCAATTTATTGGCTTAACTTTAATTGTTTTGGGAGACATATCCATGTCCTTTTCCGGCAATTCATTTTCTACTACTAATTATATCTTAGACGAAACATTCATCCGGTTTATCAATTATCTTAACTTCGCCAAAGTGGCAAACAGAAACCTTGAAGGTGACTTCAAAGGTCTGAAATATGCAACTGGCCAAACCATTAACTATCGTTTAGAAGAAAGATATTTAGGCGGTTTCGGTGCGACTGCGACATCCGAAGCTCGTGTTCAAGTTGTCAGACCATTAACTATTGATACACAGTTCCACACGATGGTTGAGTTCTCTGGCTTTGAACTGACCTTTGATCGCGCACGTGATCAGCCATATCTCGATCAGATGTTAAATCCACGCGCTAAGCGCTTGGCTAACATGGTCGAGTCATTTATTGCGACACAAAATTTCCAATTAGATACTTACCAAGCAACTGGTACACCTGGCGTTCCTATTGATCAATCGACTGTATTCAATACCGATGCTTATATGACGGAATTGGGTATTCCAGAAGATGGTAATAGATACTGGGCAAACTCACCTTCTGTTTCCGCTACATTGACCAATGCTCTGTACAACGTATTTAACATGACAGTTAACCGTGGTGCATTGTTAGATGGCTTTATTGGTCACTTATCTGGTTTTGACTTCTTCAAGACTAATTTCTTGAATAGGCAAATTGCTGGTGTTGGTGAAACGGGTGGTACGCCTCCAACTGGTTATTCATTGGCAGGTACAGTAACGAATGGCCCTATTACTGGTGGCAACACGATTGTTGTTACAGGTTTGGTGGCTAACCAAGCAGCGGCATTTAACGTTGGCGACATCATTACAGTTGCGGCAGCTTCCGGTGTTTATATGGTTAATCCACTAACATATCAACCATTAGCTCAAACCGCTCAGTTTGTTGTGACCGCACAGGTTGCATCTGATGGTTCGGGTAATGCAACTATTCCTGTCAATCCAACGATTGTCATTAGTGGAGCAAGACAAAATATTTCTGCTGCTATTCCAAATGGTGCGCAATTGTATTTGGCTAATAGTCATAACGTTTCTATCGCATTCCACAACCAAGCGATTGTGTTTGCTGCGCCTCCGATTAAAGAATTAAAAGGTGGTGTTGAAGCGGTAACTTCCTACAGTGACCTGTACAAAATGGCAATGACGTACTCTCTTGGTGCTGATATCCGCAACTATGTTCAATTAGATCGTATTGACATTATTGCTGGTGTGGCTATTAACCCAGAGTTTGCTGTACGCGTTATGTCATAAAGGTTTTGGGCGACCAGTTCATCCGCTGGTCGCTCTTTTTTTTAAGGAGATTTCATGACAGTTAAAAATGATTCACATGAAGGTCAATTTATGTATTTAGGTCGATGGGTAGATAAATCAACTTTCAGGGCTTTTGTTTATAATGAAAAAGGCGAACATCGATTAGCAACTAATCACAAAGAATTTGAAGATTTTACGGCAAGTGGTATTTGGTTTCCGTCAAGAGAAAGTATTCCAGTTAAAGCGCAGACGATTGCAAATGACGTTTCCTCTAAAGTAGAGAAGCCAAAAAATGCTATACGCTCAAACAGCTAAAGAATTTGTGCAAGATGCGTATCAACTGATAAGCGCTAACTCGCCTACGGTGCCATTACAGGGCAATGATATGTCGAAAGGCATACATTTTTTGAATAATTTATTGAAATTTTACAGTTCTTCTGCATTATTGCTGACTATTTCGAAAAAAATTATGTTTCAAGTGCAAATTGGTCAGCAATTTGTGACATTTGGTGATCCATCCTTTGTTCCAGTGCCAAATGTGACACAAGGTCGATTAGCTAATCTCGAGAATGCCTGGTTAGAGTTAGATGGTGTGGATTATCCACTGATTAATGAGTCAAGAAATGTGTTTTATGGAAGTTATAAATATTTTCCACAAAAAGGTTTACCACGTTTCGTGATTATTGATAACGATACCAATTTAACAACGATGCAATTATATCCATCGCCTTCACAAGTTTATAATGTATGGGTATATGGTAAGTTTCAGCTCGCATACATCTCTGAAAATGATGATATGTCTAGTTTGCCGCAATATTATCAGAGATTTTTGTTGTTTGCATTGGCGCGTGATCTTGCATTGTTTAAGGGGCGTTCTCGAGCTTGGACACCAGACCTCGAAAAGATGTACTTGGAAGCGTTCGACCAAATTGAATCTGTTTCTTCATTAAACTTAGTAATAGATACTGGAAATGAGAGTTATTTAAATGGTAGTTGGCGTGTCAGAGCGGGGATATAACCTATGCAAATGCCAATGGATGACTTTGACATTGCACCGCTTCCGATTATCGGACAATATAATCGTCAACGTTTTCCGCAATGGTCGCCAGAAGATAATGCTAACTGGCCAGTGCAGAAGGGAAATGAAGGTACAAAGCGTCAATTTGCATTATATCCGGCGATGGGTCGTTCGCACATATCCTATCTTGGCAATAATGTATTAATATTTCCAGCAGAACCGCGTGGACACTTTCACTCTATTAATTATTGGTATTCTGTCGTTGGAAGCATTGTTTATCGTGTTGATGCTAATTACAACCAAGTTAATATTGGCAGTCTTCTTTCATTAGCTGGAAATGTATTTTTCACTTATCTTGTAGTTAACTCACTTGTATTCGCTTGCTTTGTTGATACACAGAAGATTTATATTTATCAAGAGCCAACGACAGCAAATCCTGGTGGAACTTTCTCTGTTGTTACTGATCCAAAAGCACCAGGAAATATTATAGTTGATGGAGTTCTAACAAAACCAGGATATATTGCCGCGTTTGGTAATAGGATTACGGTTTCTGTTGCTGGTAGTTCACAGTTTTTCCTTTCTCAAATTAATCTTGGTGGTTCAGCATTTAATGCTGCTACTTGTTTTACAATTGCTGGAGCTGCTGTATTTGCTCAGGAAGATGGTGTCATTGGTCAAATGGCTGTATTGAACAATCGTCTATACATTTTTACGGATTACACAACTGGTGTTTGGTCAAATATTCTTGCGGTTTTTTCAGGAACAAATGCTTATTTTCCTTGGAAGAAATCAACCAGTGTTGGCTGGGATTTTGGTATGGCTGATCCGTTGTCGCTGGATGTTGGTTTCGGTTTCTTGATATTCTTGGCTCAGAATGATGACGGTTTGCTGCAAGTAATGTTGAGCAATGGTGACTATCCTATCCCTGCAAGTTCAGATGCACAGAAAGCGATTGATGTATTATTTCAGCGCTATACTAATAGATTTGGAAATTCGAGTCCTTTTCTTTCAGGCAATGCAGTAGGATTTATTTATCAATATGAAAATACTATTTACTATAGATTATCGGGTGGCGTTTACACGGGTAATGGAATATTAGATCAAGAGCAATCTGCAAATAGTATTGAATATAACTTTGATACCAAAACATGGCATCGAGTAATAGAGCTTAATGGTGAGAGAAATAGAATTCAGCGTCATATTTATTTCAATACTCAGCATTTGGTTACCGTTCAGGGTGATAATACAGTTTATCAAATGGGTGGACAGTTCTATTTTAATGAAATAACCAATCCTGCCTCAACTCCTCAAGCAACCGATGCCTATCTTCAAGAACCTTTCAGGTATGAACGTATTACACCAATCATTTCGGAAGATAATTATGCGGAATTTGAAACTCAATACGTTGAAATTGATTTTGTATTTGGTGATAGCAATATAAATTATTCATTAGCGCCATTTCAAAATACTCAATTCATTATTGACGAAATGCCAGCCGCTGATGGCAGTCCTCAATATGTTATAGCAGAGCAACCTGATAGTGATGGTCAGCCTATATTTATGGTGACAGAACAAGGTAATACGCCATCATTAAATGAGTTAACTTATAACTCATTATTTAAGCCTTCTATTGAGTTATATGTATCTGATGATGGTGGCATTTCATTTTATTCTGCTGATGAAAGACAGTTTAGTGATGGCGGCGTGTATCAATGGCGTATGCGCTGGTATCAGTTGGGAACTTCAAGAAATAGAGTTTATAAGTTGATTGCGGTAAGTCCAGTACCTATTACGGTATTGGGTGGCGTTATGATGATTAAGAACATTAGCGGAGGTGCTAACTAATGTTTAATAGAATTGCACTTCCTAATCTTGATCCAGCGCAGGGCACAGAAGATTTAAATCAGTTATTTGTTATTTGGTTGTCAGATGTTGTTGATATTTTAAATCAGGATATTGATACGCTGGAGAATGCTTTTGCTAATTTGATTACATCGGCAGCGATTGACGTTGGTGGCGGGGGGGCTGGGCCGATAAATGTGACAGTTCTGGGATTGACATCGGCAGGTTACGTGACGGCAACGTTAATATCTTCAACCAATCCTAATATTACTATTTTGAGCGTTGTTCCTGGTCTAAATAGTTTCGCAATTACTTTTAGTGCTGATCCTGGTGCTAGCGCTATTATTAAATATACGGCTTTTACATCGCAGCCATAGGAGTTTGAAATGGGTATGTTTGATTTATTTAGTGGTGTTGGAAATATGCTGGACAGCTTTATGCACCCTGAAAGGGGATACAAGGAAGCACAAAAACCACTTAAAGAAAGTTGGAATCAAGCGCAGGGATTTCAATTGCCATTTTTAAATAATGGTAAAGCGCAAATTAATCCATTAACAGATGCTGAAACGAAGCTAATGCACCCTGGTGATTTACAGAATGAATGGGCATCTCAATATGAGCAATCTCCCTATGCTCAACAATTATTAAAACAGAATCAAGCGCAGGGGATGGATGCTGCAAGCGCAATGGGGTTAAATGGTAGTAGTGCTGCTATTGGTAATATTCAGCAAGGCGCTGGTGAGATCATGTCTAAAGATAGACAGCAGTTCATGGATGATTTGATGAGGAAATTCTTGGCTGCTATTGGTATTGGTCAAGACATTTATGGAAAAGGTGCAGCAACCGCTGGCAATCTTGGCCAGCAATCAATGGGCTTTGGGGAGAATATGGCTAATCTTCGTGGTAATGAAGTTAATGCGCCAGGTAATCAGTTTAATAACTTATTGAAAACTGCCGCACAATTCTTTGGTGGTTCATCAGGTGCGCCAGCAGGGGCAGGAGGATAATATGGCAGTAGGATTACCGAATATTGATCCAAGCAAATGGGGCGACTTCACAGACGTTTTTAATGATATTTCTAAAAATAAATTGCAAAAAGCCGAGGCAGAAAAAGCAAGTATGATTGCGCGGCTTCTCAATCAGGTCATGGGAGGTGGTGGTAATTCCGGTAGTTCAGGTGGTGGAAATTTAGGTATTTCACAAAAAGAACTTGCGCGTGGAATATTGGGATTGCCTGCTGAAACTCCACAAGAAGGAGAAGAAAGACAAACCAGATTGGCTAAAAATAAAGGTAAAAATGAAGCTGATTTGAAAACATCAGGGGAAATTGAAGAAGATGCTAGTAAGTTATACGAGTTGAAAGATTTGGTTACAAGAGCAAAAGCTATTCTTAAAAGAAGACCTGATTTAACGGGTCGTACTGCTGGTTTTCTTGGAAAAATGGGTGTATCCACTGATCCTGATATTGCTGCATTGGATGAAATATTTGGTAATATTCAAGCAACAAAAGCGAGAATTGCTGGCGAGAGAGGCGGTGTTGGTCTTATTAATTGGGCTGCTAATGTTAAGCCAAGTATAAGTAAGCAAGGTGCTTACAATATGAGTATGCTTGACTCTATGGATACTGGCCTTGATAGAAAATATCGAGAATTAACTCATCGTTATGGGATAAAAACAGGAAACAGCCTTGATGATGTGTTAGGCCAAAAACTTGAATCTAATAATCAATTGCCTGAACAAACGATGGAGGAATCTAATTCTCAACAATCTTTACCTCAAGTTAACCAGCAGCCGGATCAACAAGCGGCAAGTCCGCTGGTACCGACATCAGCAAATGCAAAAGGTAGATTGAAAACTATTATCACTCCAGATAATGCTGAACATCAGGTATATGAACAGCATGTTCCAGCTGCATTAGCTAAATATCCTGGTTCAAGATTGAAAGAGGAGGCATCCTGATGCAAAGAAAGTATGATCTTTCTGAATTTGGTCCAACCACTAAGGAATCAGCGCCTAAAAAATATGATCTTTCTGAATTTGGTCAGACGTCTAATGTAAATAAAGAAGGAAATGCCTTTAAGAATATGCCTCCTTTGATGCAATTTATGGCGAAAGCATTTCCAAATCTTAAAAAGCCCGTCTCTCAAGGATTTCCAGAAAAAGCTGCTGCAATGGGTCGTGGATTTACTGATATTGGGCAGGGAGCCAAACAGGCAGCGTTGCAAGTTGGTGAACTTTTAGGTTCAAGTAAACCTGGAAGTGCAGAAAAATACACAAAACAAACTAATGCTGAACGGGCGCAATATGAAAAAACGCCAGAAAGCCAAGACGTATTGAATAAAACGATAAGAAGCGCTACGGCAATGAGTCCGTTGTTTGCATTTGGACTGCCAGCTGCTACTGCTGAAACATTAGCTGGTAAAGCATTGTGGGGCGGTCTTGGTGGTGCAGCGCAAGGAACTACAGAATTTCTACCTGATGAAAAAAACAGACAAGCTAAAATTGTTGAACGTGCTGGTGAAGGTACTGCGCTTGGTGTATTGCCATCTGTTGCAAGTAAGGCGATGGAAGGACCAGCTTATATTAAATCGCTATTTAGTAAAGCTGACCCTAAAAAATGGATGAGTAATATTCAGGGCGCGCATACTAAATTATTAAATCAATCATCTGATATATATAATTATGTTAAAAATGAAGTTAATCCTCGAGGTGTTGGTATTATAGATGTTGGTAAAGATTTGATTGATCAGGCTAAAAAATATCTTCCAAAAACTGATGCTTCAAAAGCTCTTATTAAGAAAGCTGAATCTGGTGATTATGATGCCTTGCATGAAGTTCAATCTGATCTTGGAAAAAGAGGGTATAAGTCTACTCAACATGAATTGAATTCGGAAAGAAATAAAGGTTTTGAAATGCTAGATGTAAGGGAAAAAATAAATAAAGCCATTCGTGATAAATTCGAAGAACACGGACATGGTGATTTATCTAAACTTTTGGATGAGGCTAGCGGTAAATATAAAACAATGAAAGAGGTTTATGAATCTATTCCTGCTATTAAAAAACTGGTCGGTAAAAACAAAAAAATTCCTCATGATCCAATGGGATTATTTTCAGAAGAATCAGAACCAATGCAAAGATTATTTGAACATCATCCTGAAATTCAGAAAGAAATGGATGAATTGACTAAGAAAGAATTTATGAAAAAGTTATTAACACGCAGCGCTCTTGGTTTGGGCGGCGCTGGTGGTACTATTGCTGGTGGTAGTTATTTATTAGATAAGTTTGGTTAAGGTAAAGTTTTATGCCGGGAAAGAAAGATTATACAGGTATGATTTTTGGAATCTTTACAGTTATTAAAGATTTAGGAATCAGATATGGCGCAAAAAATGGTAAGAAAAAATACCATTACATGATTGCCATGTGTAAATTATGTAAAAAATCAAGAGAATTTCATATTGAATCCTTAAGAAATAAAAGAACAAAATGCAAATGCCAATATAAACCATTGGTCACCAAAGAATGGTTAAGGTGTAATCGGATACATCATCACATGATAATGAGATGTTATGACGAAAATGATAAGGATTATGCTCGTTATGGCGCTAGAGGAATAAAAGTTTGTCGTGGATGGAAAAATAATGCAAAAGCATTTTATGAATGGAGTATTAAAAATGGATATCGTGCTGATTTATCTATAGATAGAATAAATAATAATAAAGGATATTCTCCTGATAATTGCCGCTGGGCGACCAGGTCGCAGCAACAACAAAATAGAAGAAATTCAATTCCCATTAAATTGGTCATGAATGTTAAAAAATTAATGAAAGATGGGTATTCTCGATCAGAGGTATCAAAAATATTTAATATTACATACGATAATGCAAAATATATTGATAGAAAAAATCATTGGGATTTAACTAAGGAGATACATTAATATGAGCTTAACGAGATCAGAAAATCCCATTTGGTTTTTTAATAATTTGACTGGACAGCCTCTTGATGATCGTTATTATGCATTCTTTCTCCAGAATGTTTTGCCATATAATTTCCAAAATGTCTGGAAAGATCCAAATAGAATAAATGTTTGGAGCAATCCGATACAGTTTGGTCCTAATGGTGGCCTCCCTGATAATATATATTTTGATCCAAATTTAGTGTATCGAATTCAGGTGCGAGAAGGAAACACTACAGCAGATCAACTAATCTATGATATACAAAATTATATACCTAATGGCGGAGGTGGTGGATCAAGCTCATCTAGCAACTTTGCTGGCGTTCAAAATTTAATAACAAATCCACAATTTGGAAATATAAACTTTGCTAATAATTCAGTAAATCCTTATACGATTACAATGCCTGGTACTTATCCTATTGCGCCTGGTTGGAATTTGGTATTAACAGGTACTGGATCAACAACATTGTTACAAGTTCAACTTCCTGGAACTGACTTTTCTACTGTTCCACCTATTACTGGAAATCCACCTACTGCTTTGCAGATAAATAATACTGGATGGACTAGCGCTCAACTTGTTCAGACTGTCCTTGGTAATGGTGCTATTTTTTCTAATGGCTCTGTATCGATGAGCGCATTACTTGATCCATCATCTGCTGGTCAAGCGATATCCTTAAGTTATTTTCCTTCTCTTGGATCGCCAATTGTTATAGCTACCTCAAATACTTTATCACCTGGTATATTTTCTATATTAAGTGGTGCAGTTAATATTCCAACTTCAATCAATACCAATACAGGGAATGCAGCATTTGTTAATTTTGTTATTACGTTAGCCCCAACAGGACAAATTGAAATTTCAAATGTACAAGTATTGGGACAAAGTGTTCCATTAGCTGTTTCTCCAGCTCCTACAGCTAGCGTTCCTCTATTCCAAGAATTATCGCCTGAGCAAATTGTTAATAATGAATTCAATGCTTACGCCAATTCATTAATTATGCAGCCTAAAAATAGCATTCTGACTGGATGGAATTTCGCATTAAATCCGTTTCAGTTTTCGCCTGTTGCTCAAACTACGGCTACCAGTATTGCATCTTACATTGCTGATCAAACTATTATGGTTCAGCAAACTGCATCTAGCTTCACAACTGGGCAGTCTAATATTCCGGCTAATTCACTTTTATTTTTAGAGCCACAAACGTCGACTGCAAATAGAGTAGCTATAATTCAATATATTGACCCAGTTACAATAAGGCCATATTGGGGGGATGTATTATCTATCTTAGCGAATGTTTCCAACACAAGTTCAAATCCTGCATCAATGGTGAGATTGAAAGCTCGTTTGATTTGGAGATCGACACTTCCATCTACTATTGGAAATGCAGAACCTATTGTTTCGTGGCCGGCGGGCGGCGATCCTGTGTTTTCTGCTGGATGGACCGCTATTGCGCCTTTAAATGATCCAGCTTATGTTCTACCGATCAATGCTATTCCGCCATTAGCCGGACTTGCTTTCAATGGATTTCAAATGCCAGCAACGTCTGCCTTTGATCAAACATTAGGAGTGGTTATTTATACAATGGATAATGTAAGTAACATCACTACCGATTCATTATTGTTTGATAAAATATCATTAGTACCAAATGATTTTGCTCTTGAAGCTAACCCTCAAACATTCGATCAAGTATTGAGAGAATGTCAATTATATTATGAGACTAGTTATAATCCTTTTACTGTTCCTGGTGCAGCATCTGGTACTTTATCTAATCTTCAAAGTCAACAATCAATTGTATTTGCGGGAGGGAATGTAGCGCTTTATCCATCGGTATTTGATTATAGATTTAATACGATGAAACGAGCAGCTCCGACGTTGAAATTTTATGCCCCTAGTGATGCAAGTTCTGGCAATACCGATGTTGTTATGACAACTGGCGGCTCGGTTGTGACGACAAATAAAGTTGCTATTGGATCATATTACTCGTCTCGATATATAGGAAAAAAAGGTTTTCAATATGTTGCCAATACAAATACTGCTATTGCCGGTCCTATATCGAGTTCCGTTGGTGCTGGATATGGTTATATAGCTTTTCAATTTACTGCCAATGCTTGTCTAGGCAATCCAACTTTACCTTAGGAGTTAGTTATGACAATTTTTAATTCTCAGTATGAGAGAACCTTCCCAGTAAGTGATGCTGGCGTAATGATGCTGTTAGCTGCTAGCACTGCTCTGCCATATACAGTTCCAGGGTTGCCAAACCAAGTTTATCGCGCTGCATTTTCTGTATCGTCAAGTGCGGATGTTTGGGTTAGTAATAATGGTACGGCGGCAGTACCTACTTCTAATACATCTACGACCACTTATAATCAATGGCGTATTAATCCATGTGACAATGCAAGATATGTTAAAGGTGGAGATGTATTAAGTTTTATATCAACAGGGACTCCACAAGTCGGTATAGAGTTATTGAAGTTGCCACATAGTAATATTTAAGGAGATTGAAATGGTTTCGACCGTTAAGTTCAGCCAATTTGCTAATGCCACTATATCTAATGTAGGAAATTTATTTGTTGGTGAGGGCGGTGGAAACAATTTCAAAACACAATTTCCATATCAATGGACAACTGCAACTCGCCCCGCATCGCCTTATGATGGTTTGCTCGGATATAACACCAATGAGTCAGCTTATGAGTATTGGGATGGTGTATCCATGGCATGGGTAGAGCTAGCATCTGGTTCTACAGGAACAGTTAGTTTGGTTAATTCTGGGACTGGTTTGACTGGCGGTCCTATTACCACGACTGGAACATTATCATTTGCGGCAATCGCGGCTGATAGTCTTTGGGCTAATACAACTGGCAGTACAGCAGTTCCAACTGTTACACCATTAAGTACATTTTTATTAGCAGCTAATAATCTATCTGATTTAACAAATACAGCAACGGCTCGTACAAATATCGGTTTAGCTATTGGTGTTAATGTTGAAGCATGGAGTGCCATTCTGGATGACATTGTTGGTGGATTAATGCCGACATCGGTTCAGTTGCAAATTGGAAGTTTCAATCATGGTACAGGTGCAAGCTCGTCTACATTTTGGCGCGGAGACGGTACATGGGCTGCATCTGGTGGTTCTGGTACTGTTAATTCTGGCTTGATTAATCAGATGGCGTGGTATGCTGCAACTGGAACCACTGTCTCTGGGCTACCGACTGCTAATAGCGAAGTACTAGTAACCTCAAGTGGTGGTGTTCCAGGTTTCAGCGCAACATTACCTGCTCAAGTGCAGGGTAATATCACAGAAGTTGGCACAGTCACATCTGGCACATGGAATGGTTCGATAATCGGATTACTTTATGGTGGAACTAATGCAGCTTTAACGGCTAGCAATGGTGGAATTGTCTATTCAAGCGCGAGTGCATTAGCTATTTTGGCAGGAACAGCAACAGCTAATCAAATGTTGCAATCAGGTTCCAGTTCCGCACCCACATGGTCAACGACTACATGGCCAGCAACAAGTACTATTAATCAGCTTTTATATTCAAGTTCAGCAAATGTGATTTCAGGTTTGGCTACTGCTAACAATGAGGTTTTGATTACATCAGCAGGCGGTGTTCCCAGTTTTAGTGCGACATTACCAGCAGCAGTTCAAGCAAATATTACAACTGTTGGAACAATTACATCTGGCATATGGAATGGTTCAGTAATTGGTTTGGTTTATGGTGGTACGAATGCTGACTTGATAGCATCTAATGGTGGTATTGTTTACTCAACCGCAAGTGCGATGGCAATCCTTGCTGGTACTGCAACAGCTGATCAGGTTTTATTATCTGGCGCTAGCGGCGCACCTGCTTGGTCTACTGCAACCTATCTTGCAACTATGACGGTCAATGAAATTCTTTATGCTAGTTCTGCAAATGTTATGGGTCAGATTTCGACCGCGAACAATTCTGTATTAGCAACAAATGGTAGTGGTGTGCCTGCATTTACAACATCATTACCAACTGCAGTTCAGGTTGGTGTAGGTAGTTTAAATAGTGGTACTTCGGCTTCTAGTTCTACGTTTTGGCGCGGTGATGGAACCTGGGCGGCACCTGCTGGGTCAGGTACGGTAAATAGTGGAACGATTAATTATCTAGCTTATTATGCTGCAACAGGTACAGCAGTATCAGGATTAACAACACCGACAAGCGGTGTGCTGACTGCTTCTGGTGGTGTTCCAACATGGGCAAGTTTGCTTGGCTTATCATTAGGTGGAACGAATGCAAACTTAACAGCAAGCAATGGTGGTATCGTTTATTCTACTGCATCAGCAATGGCGATACTTGCTGGCACTGCATCGGCTGGCCAAATGCTGCAATCTGGAGCAAGTAGTGCACCAGCATGGTCAACTAGCACTTATCCGGCAACTAATGCTGCTAATACTTTATTGTATGCAAGTTCAGCTAATACAATGGCGGCTCTCGCTACGGCTAATAGTTCAGTATTGGTTACGAGTTCGGGTGGCGTTCCTTCTCTTTCGACTACATTGCCAGCAAGTTTAACTATTCCATCGCCTAAAATAACGACTGGATTGTTTGATTCGAATGGAAATGAGATGCTTGGATTTAATCCGGCAGCTTCAGCGGTTAACTATATTCAAATTCAAAACTCTGCGACCAACCAAGCTGTAGCTTTAGGGGCGGTTGGTTCGGATTCAAATATTGTCATGTCTTTATCAGGAAAAGGTACATCAGGCGCTCAAACTCAAGGTAAATCTAATGCTGGCAGTAATAGCGCAGGATATATTGGTGAAGTAATTAGTTCTGTCGTTCTAGCCGCTTCCGCCGTATCTATGACTAATAATACAAATAAAGATATTACAACTATTAGTTTAACCGCTGGCGATTGGGATGTTTTTGGAAATATACTTTATCAAAGTAGTGTAGCTGCTACTGATTATCAATGTTGGGTAAGCTTAACTTCCGCTAGCTATCCTGATCTTTCTAGTATAAATGCTATTCAAGGTGCAAGTCTTGGCGCTACAGTGGGCGGTCTTAACGCGCCGTATTTACGCGTTAATGTTTCAACCACAACAACAGTTTATTTATCAGGAGTAGCCTCTTTTGTAAGCGGCACTACCACAGCTTGCGGCAGACTTTATGCTAGACGCGCAGGATAAAAAAACTCCGCTCTAATATATAGAGCGGAGAAAACAACATATAGCAGGAAATATTACGAATCTACTTTAACAATACAGTCGCCAAAGATAAAGACTACTTTTTTGGTTTTATCTTCCGTCATGCTAAATATACCCATATCGTAAGATGCATCTTTACCTTCACCGCTATAAATCAAAGTTCCATGACTATAGCATCTTAAAGTATCTGCAATTGCCATGACAGATATTAAACTTAATATTAAGCCAATTAGGTATTTCATGCGGCATCCTGTGATTGAATGTCAGCTACTTTTTCTGCTGGGGTGACGGCATCTGGAGTGGCTGCTGACTCTTGTTCAGGAGCAACTTGCATGTGATCAATACCTAAATTAGCCCAATACATACCTTGATCTAAATTCATGAAAGCATAACCTCTAATTTGTGGGTTCAAAGGTAAGCGATTAATGAAGGTAATTAAATTAGAATAGAGTTGCCCAACGGTTTCTTTGCTCATGGTTTTTACTTGATCTTGAGACATGATTAATCCTTATTTGGTGGAATACACGAAAAAAGATTATAAAAAAACCCCGCTATTTAAGCGAGGTTTTTTTGATAAATTATAATTAACGATATTAAGACCTGTCGTCGTTATAGTTATAATTGTTATCCTCAGCTTTTGGGCCAAGTTGTTTGTTCACCTTGTCCATTTTTATAGGTGTAACAGGATGTGCAGTGTTCGCCATGTCTTTCATGTCGTTATACTTCATCCCTTTGTTCATTTCCATATTGTTGCGAGCTTGCCAAGATTTTGGCATCGCAGAATATTGCTCATCTTTTACATTTTCAACAGCACCACTTTCGCCATCATCTATCATTTTATATCTCCTAATTAGGTTTGGATAAAGGAGGCTATTAACCTCCTTTACGATCTTAGATTACTACAAAGCCAAAGATCAAAGTTCCGTTAAGTGCGGCGGCTGCAATATCATTGTTCTTGATTGAGATTGCTGCGCTTCCAGCACTTGGAACAACACTGAAATTAAGGCCGATTCTGGTATTTGTTCCACCCATTAATTGAAGAAGCACAACCGAGGTTGATAGGATTCTAGAATTGGTTAAAGTGAAACTATAGGTGGAACCTGATGCAGTTGTTAACGCCTCAGTGGTAATGACGCCCGCTTGATGATTGACAGTCGCAGCACCCGCGGTACTTGTAGCTGTTCCGCGATCTAACAAGATGGAGCCAGTCATCTGACCACCAGCTAATGGTAAACCTCCAAGGTTTGCCAATGATGCTGAGGCGCTCGCTACATCTGATAGATTGTTTGCACTTGTTAAGAATGTACCACCTGATGCGCCTGCAATTGTTGCTTGATAGCCAACAACAGATGCGCCTGGATCAGCACTAGCTAAAACAGTTAGTGTGCCAGCAGAAGGTGTAACTTTACGAACAACTGCTGCATTGGCTTGCGATTTGAAATCCGCAGTTACAATACTTGATGCGGTAATATTTGCATCGGTGATTGTAATAGTTGCGGAACCACCTGCATTAACATAACTTGCACCTAGTAGACCTAATGCTGTCAAATCAGCCGTTGGTACGAATGCAGAGTATTCAACAACGGATGCGCCAGGATCAGCACTGGTAACAACTGTAAACGATCCAGCAGCGGCTATAACAGTACGAATTGATGACGTATTTGCTTGGCTTTGGAAGTTAGCATTAATTACCATCCCCGCAGTAACGTTTGGATCAACAATTGAAAATGAAGCTGCGCCGCCAGCATAAGTACCTTTCCCAACAACAATACCTTCATCTAACAATGAGACTGATGGACGATAGGCGATGTACTCAATAACAGATACGCCAGGATCAGCAGTTGAGATAACTGTTAATGTGCCAGCACCTGGTAATACAGTTAATACGTTTACAAGGTTGGCGCTGCTTACAAATCGCGCTATTACCACATCACCAGCAGCAATTGCTGAATCGGTGATGGAGGATGTTGCAGAGCCACCAGCAATAGAAGCCAATGCTGAGTGAATACCAAGCTTAGCTAGTCCTTCCGTTGCAAGATTCATTGCAATAAGAGTTGTAAAAGCAGCATTAATGGTTGCCCAAAGATTACCATCAGAGGCTGATAAAAGAATGGTGTCATTGGTAAACCAGGTAAACGGACCTTCATTAGCAGCGATAATATTGGCAGCTTGAGCGGTGATATACCCAGAAGCTTGAGCGGCGGCAAGTGTATCGGTGGTTTGAATGGTGACGATATTGACACCATCATTGAAATAACGACGTATATTGCTAATACCCATTACGATCTCCTTATGTGAGTTTCACATATTGTGATCTTAGATGGGTATAGATGCAATCGGCGTTAAAGCTCAAAAGGGTAAATCTACATCTCCTAAGCCATCATCGTTCTGTTTGGCAATATTTATCTTGGCTTCTGTTTTAGCGCGCTGAACATCATCAGTTGGTATATAATCTGCAATAACAGATTTGTCAGGATATTGATTTGTTTTGTCGGCCTGTATAATAATTTTACATTTTCCTGATTTTCCGATACATTCATGTGCATTCAAAGAACCGGATTGATATGTGTCTAGTAGCCCTGTGGCCTCTGCAAAATGTCCTACCTTAAATTCTAATGCTTCTAAAAGATAATCAAATAGAATTCTTTCACGACCGTCAGGCATATAAATTCTAACTTGGAGTTTAATCATTTCATTGCCTGATTTACTAAGGACTTCTTCTGCATTGATAATAGAAAAATCGTAAATACCTTTTGGTATTAAATCACCTTCTGCCAATTGTTTTTCATTTAATGGATTATTGATTCTCATGCGGTTGCTCCTTCTCTAATTTTCAAGTTATCAATCATGCGTTGTGCATCTACTTTGTTTATTTGATCTATAGTGGCGCATCGAAGAGCAGCCAATCTTTTATTTACGATTTCATCTGAAATATCTAAAGCATTAAACAAGCGGCGCAATTCAGTTAATTGATCATTACTAGCAAGCTCTTCGGTCTTTACTTCTTTTTCAAATATTTCTTTGCCTAATCTATCGCATAAAATTTGATATCCGCTATCAAAATCTAGAAATTCATGCGTTTTAAGTTGCGTGTAACGCGATTTTTCAATGTATGCCTTAACTTTTTCGCCAATTCTACGAAGATTTATTACACTACCAAGCGCATATTCTATTTTTTCACTTACATCAGACACTTTTCCTATTTCAATATTTTTTTCAAATTTAATTTTTTCATGCGCTGTGATTAAGCAGTTCATATCAAGGCGCGTGATCAACATACCAAGCTCAAAGGTTTGACGTTTAGCTTTAGCTAAATTGCGACCGAATGCTGTACCGTCACCATCTTTACTTTGCTTTTCTAATCGTTCAGCTTCTAAATTAGCAAGCAAGTGAAATGGAAAGGTAATGGAATCGATGACTAGCGTTTTGAATTCATGTTTTGTGGATAGCAGACTTTTTACTTCTTCGATTATATCGCCCATTTCATTTATTCTAGCAATAATACTATTATTATCTTCAAGCATTTTTACGAAATGTGGATGTTTAGAAAGACCTTCCGTATCAATATAGTAGGTATTTGGAAATGAACAACAAAAATGAGTCTTACCTACACCACGATTACCATATACTACCGCTTGAAAGCGCGCATCTTCAACAACAGGCTTTTTACCTTTTAATTTATTCATGTTTATTCCTTTTATTTTATATTAAGCGAATGGATCGGATGCCATAATACTTTGTTCATCTTCAATTAAAGCGATAATTTGAGATGCATAAGCCAATCTAATACAACGTTTAATGCATTCTAGTAAATCTTCAACCGTATCATGATTTTCGTTTTGGAGCACTTTTGCTATATGGTTTACTATTTGAAGATCAGCAAGCGCTCGTTCAAAAGTTGAAAATTCTTCTTTTCCAATATCATCAGCTAAAAACGCACCTGCTAATTCGTTCATTTCTAATATTGATATTTTTTTATCAGTTTCTGCATGCATTCTGATTAGCTTTTTCCAGTGCGGTATTTCAACCATTTTCTACTCCTTATTGAAAAAACGATTATATACCATCCGTATACAATTACAATAAGTTTGGGTATAGTCTGGTTGGAGGTTAAATCAATGAGTGATAAGGTAATTGAGATAATTGGATTATTAAAAGATAAATTAGATATGTCTAATCCTGATCTATCTAAAATGTTAGGATTTAAATCTATTTCTCATATTTGGATGATTGAATCAGGTTATAGAAAGCCTAGTTTTTTATTATGTAAACGGTTGCTTGAAGCTGCAAAAGAATGCGGTATAAAGGATTTAACAATTGATATGTTGATGGATGATAATTTCGATGACGCAAGATCAGGTTAAATTAAATGATGCGGTAAAGTTATTATGCTTTGCAATTAGCTTTATTGATGAAATGAAATATGAAGCAAATGATGATGTTCGTTTGTTAAGATGCACTCAAGCACATGCGTATTTGAATATGAGTTTAGATGATATACTTTCTAATTCTGATACACTTCCGCCAGGAAAGGAATAGTAACCCAGCGGGTGTATAATGATGCTCGGAGTTAAACATGAAATCGCGCCATGAAACGCTGACCCCATAATTAGTATATCTGATTATTTGTTCTTTTCAACTTTTTTTCTACCACCTTTCTTTTCTCTCTTTGCTTTAATCATATCTTTTATTTCGCTTAATATAAATTTTACCTTATCTTTAAATGATGAAAAATCATCTTTCAATTTTTCAAATTCTGCTTTAGTAGGGTATTTTCTTGATTCTTTCATCCGGTGCTCCAGTTTGTTATTGTGAAAAGTTGGTTATTAGATCAAAATAAAAAACATTAATCAAAGGAAATAAACATGAAGCCACGACACGATCGAGAGCCAACGACGTTCCCGTCTACACCAAGAAGGCATGCCACTCTTGAGTTGCCACCACCATCGCAAGATGATGAAAGCGAGGAGGAAGATAAAACACCTGCTATTGTTAGAAAAAGAATGTATTATCAGCGCACTCAGCATAAATCAACTTTCTTCAAAGAAGAAAATCCATCACACAAAGAAGGCGATGGACAGATTCTTGTAAAATCTAAAAAGAAATCAATTTTCGGATGTTTTTAATAATGTATCCAAGTGCATATTATACGATAGATGTGGGAAATGGATTTTTGTTTTGATGATCTTTGCAGGTAAAAAACACTTCATCATCTCCGCGAAAACAATTTATTTGCCAAATAACTTTTTGTGTAGCTTTATTAGAGCAAAATTTACATTTTATATTTTTATATTTCGGGATGTTTTCTTTTCCTTGAAAATATGGATAAACTTTCATCAATAATGTATCCAGATATATTTCTGATCGGATGTTGTTAATTCTGGCGAGTTGGCGATCTGTGTTGAGGCAGTAACAGAGTGATTACCTGTTTGTTGGTAAACAGTATCGTGATACAAATCATTATCCCAACTTATCTCTTGTCCATGTTCTAACCCTAAGCGTGTTTTGAATATTTCACATTCGCCATTTTTACCCTTGTCAGCTGCACATAAAGTCATTGTCATCTGGTAGATTTGTTTCATACCTGTAAGGTTTTGGAGATGATAATGGTGATGTGAATGCAAACGTGTAAATCGATTGACGATGCTTTCTCCACCTTCGACATACGTTGTGGTAAGCATTGGGGAGGCTAATGCGATTGATGGTGCTAGTAGTAAAGTTAATAGTTTTAATTTCATATTATATTTTCCATTCATGTTGTTCATCAGGTACAAAAGTCATCGCATAACTATGCTCACCACCGCCAGCAGAATTATCACTAGTAACGATCCATCCTTTCGGAACCGTCATTCGCCATGTATTACATGCGCCCAATGTTCGATTTATACATTCCCATCCAGACCCAAATGCTAATGACGGCATTAATAAAAACGCTAAAAGTTTAAGTTTCATTTTTTAATCTCTTCATTCGTAATGATGGATTTTCCATTTACCGCTAAATAAGCCAGATTATAACTAGCCCAACTTATTGTTAAACATACAAATAAATACATTAAGCACATTACAAAAATTATTATCGCCATATCAGTATCTTTCATCTCATTCCCTTAATAATAAAAGTTTAAGTTTCATTTTGTTTCTTCTATAATTAAAATTATTATTCCAACAACCAAACATATAAAACAAATTATATCTACTAGATTTCCACCGTTATCATCATGTATTCTTCTGCCAATCAAGCCTGCCGCAAAAGATATTATTAAAACTGGCCAATTCATCTCATCCCCTCAATAACACGCGGTGCATATCATTTTAACTGGTACGCCATGCGGGCATAGTTTTAATGTGTCGCGGGGATGGTCTTTAATAAATGGTCGAAGGTCTACTTCGAAACCACAATGCACGCAACGTTTAGTGTAATTACGTAAATTATCTACAAAATTATGCTCGCATTCTTGTTTTTCTGGGCATCCTTTTTCCGCATCTCTATCTTTGAAAAGTGATTCTAATTTTTCTATTCTTTCAAAACATTTATCGACTCCTTCTTTTTCTAATGTGTCAATTAATGCTCGGTTATGACATTCATATCTGTCAATTTCATCAATATGTTTCTCCATGTCTTCTAGTTTTTCGATTCTTTGTCTTAAGTCATTTATTGATTTTATGTAATCAAGAGAAAATAGACAATCAACTTTGTCTTCTAATGTTTTTATCTTTTCTTCTAGCTTATTATCTAGCTTAGCAAAGCATTCGTTTGCTAAATCTGCACGTTCTTCTAAATTAATTATTCGATTAATCAATGTTTCATCACGTTCTAATTGGTGGACAATCGCTGCTTGATTATTAATATATGATTCTAGTTTTCCAATTCTTTCGCTTAATTTTATCATTCCTTCTTGTAAAGGATTTATTCTTTGTTTCTCAAATTCCCGCCAATCAGATTGCATCTTGTTTAGTTTGATTGAGAGGTCGCCAATCATTTTAAATAACTCATTTGGGTCGGGAAAGGATAAGCTATTTATATTGTCTGGAACGAAGCACAAATTAGTGCCATTTTCTAAATAATATAGCTTTCCATTCGGAATAGTTAATATATTTATGTTTGCTTTATAATCTGAATTATCTCTATCATCAGTCTTTGTCATATAATATTCACCCTCTATCTTATTCCATCTTTAAAGCCTTTTTCATACCCGTTTTCGTATGCATTTTGAATGGCATCAATATTACCTGGAACGAAAGTCATATTTACATGATAATTTGTTCGAAGTAATGTATTACGGTAAAGATAGCCATGCTCTACTTTCATCCTTTCCAATGCTTCTACACCTTCAATGTGATAAACAATTTCCCATTTTGGCTCATCTTTATCAGTCGGCAACTTTAGGCCGTCTTGGTAGTGTTCTTCTGTCATTCCTCAACCCTCTCATAAGATGCTTCAAAAATATCTGGCTTGCATGGGTAAATCTCATCTTTAATTCCTTTGATAATATAATCGCCTTTTTGTGCGATCATCCATCCTTCAAGCGTTTTTATCGTAATATGATCGGCATGCAATTCACATAATTCTAAATTATTAAATAATTCTCTTAACCATTTTGGACAATCAAGACAATCTATTGAGTGTAATTTATAAGCATCAATTACTAATGGTTTTTTGCGATATTTCATTTGTTAATTCTTCCTTTATCAGAGGTTAACTTGTCATGTATAGAAATCTGATAATTTTATACATGAATTCAATGTCATATATCTTTTTGTGTTAAATGTATATATGACGATTTGTTAATTCCTTGTCATATATCTACTACAATTTGATGTTGTAGTACTTTGCTTATTATTGGCAATCGGCCAGAGTTGCACTGGCACCCTAGTGCGCTGCGTAACACCTAGGACGTGGACATGCAGTTCTTTCTAACGCAATCCGCATGAATCGTGAGTCCACTGATACTCCCCGCGATTGCCATAAATATTGGCGCACATTCCTCACATTCTAGTCGTTTCAAGGCCGAACTAGAGCCTGTATCGAACAGGCTATGCGCCGTAAATCTTTAATGCCATTCACCCCCTAGGAGGATGCTCAAACGCTTGTGGTAGGCATCTATGAGCGCTTAGTCTTTTATGCTGGCCATCCCATTAACTTGTGAAATTTCTTTACCATCTTAAGGGATGGTTCACACCTACCTGTTTCCCAGTGTGATATTGTACTTTGCATCACACCTAACTTCTTAGCCAACTGTAGCTGGCTTAACTCTAATTCTCTACGCATCTTTTTATATTTATTGCTTGCCATTATCCACTCCTAAAATATATTAGAATTGATATTACATTGATATTTATAAATGTCCATTATTTTTTACAATTTGTTTGTCGATATAGCGCATTAACTTTTTAGCTTGTCCTGTTTTAATCATTTCTAGTGGTGTTTTTCCTGCAAATAATGGATGAATAGTTTGAAACCATTCAAACGTTTTTGTAGGGTTTTTATCGAAGAATTCATGAACGAGTGAGAAATATTTTTGAGGTATCATAAGTTGTTATTAATCAATTACTTTTCATTGCTGATATATTATTTTGGGTGTACAGTTTGAGACTGATTGGGGAGAGGTTAACTCCCCGATCAAAAAATCCATGTAATAATTTGAAACCCTAACCAGATTTCATTTTATTACATCCCAGCAACCAGCGCAATAAGGGATGTGCATGTCGAGACAAATAACCGACCTAGAAGTTCTTTGGGCGATACGTGATATTCCATCGGTAATTTTAAATACCAAGAAAAAAGGCATTTTAGCAATGTTTGTTGCATGCATTGGTATGCATAAAAACACACGATGGAAAATGAAAAATCTTGAAAACAGATTGGGCGGATCAGAAAGACGCTTACGAGATAGTTTTCATGATTTGGAAGAATTGGGTTTTTTGATTGTTGTGCGACCAAAAACATACAAAAGAGGAGAGACAAATGAATATTATTTGGACTACGAAGCAATAATAGAGGCAGCAAGAAGGTATAAAAAGTGATCTATTTTCGTGAGCAGAACACCACCGGACGAAACGTCCGTCATAGCATACCACCGGACGAAACGTCCGTCATAAACAGCTCTATCGCCGGACGAAGTGTCCGTCATACCACCGGACGAAACGTCCGTCAGTATATAAAAGCAAGATATACCTTAGAAACAAGATATAAAAAGCAACAACAAGATATATGTTCAAGCGTGTTGTTTTTTCTTTTTTTAAAAAACAGGAGTAAAAAATATGATGTCAAAATATGAACAATGTTTGAAAATGTTTAAAACTTATAAATTTAGAGAATTGAAATTGGGCTTGGGTGAAAAGGCAACTTTATTAGCTATTGCAAAAGAGTGTGATCGTTTGCAGCTCGACACTGTAGAGATTTCCGATGATAGAATATTAGAGTTGGTTAATGAAGAAAGAATTTTTCTTGCTGCTGAAAGATGCAAAAAACTTTTCAAAATGATTGGAGATGAAGATACCTCGGATGAAAAGATTCAATCTTTTATGTATCATTTATCAATCGTAATGAATAAAGATTTAGAATATATTTACAAGGAAAGTAATCGATTAATGAAAATTATAAAACCTCTTTCAATGAAAAAAAGGAAAGAACTTATTGTAAATTTTAAAATGGTTGTGAATTAACAAAAGGAATAAACTAATGGCATATGATGACACCCCGCTATATCAACAAAATAAAGATGCACAAAAGGCTCAAGTTGTGAGAGGTGGTCTTTCTTATCTATATCCAACGGCTACGCATCCATCACCGATTTATTCATGGTATTGGAGAGAATATGATAAGCGTTCGAAAGGACAGCAAAATGAAATTGACGAAAACGAAATAAAAGCCGCCGCTAAAGGTGTAAAGAATAAATGGCATGCAAGATACTGGAGTGATCCTAAAAAGTTTCAGCCTATAATTGAAAATCGTTCTTATGACTGGAATGAGATTATAAATTATTGCGTAAAGTAACGTGTCGTAAGTTTACGAGTTAATGGAGTAATAAATGACCAAATGGTACGATAAAGGCAAGGAACATCACGTTAAGTCTATGGAGGCTATGAGCGAGCTTTATGGTAGACCAAAAATTGATCATAAAGGATTAGATCAATTGGTCAAGAGTATTTCACCTTGGAAAGACTACATTCATGCGCAAATGGAAACTCTACCAAGAAAACCACTTACAAGTTCAAATTTAGTGGCAGGAGACAACTCTATTGACGATAATAGAGTAGAATCTTAAAATCTGGATGTAAATTTAAATAGGAGTTTATATAGCATGTCCCTGCCACGAATTAAGATTTTACCAGAAAAATTAAAAAAGAATGGGTTTGAGTATAGATTGATCAAAAGAATAAGTAATCGAGCAATTTATTCGCAACATGAAGGGCTTGGCCAAATTGTTGCTTTTGAGGTTTTTAAAATAAAAACAGGAAAACCACATCCAAAAGCCATAGATGACTTAGAAAATTATGATGTAGTTGAGCGTTTCCCTTTGGACGAAGATTTTGGAAAGACAGCTTGGACATATCCAAGTATTGAGTTAGCGCAAGCGCGTTTTGAAGGAGCTTGATTTACGTCATACGCTAAACGGATTGATAGCAATCAAAATGAAATGGTGAAAATCTTACGCAAAATGGGGTGTTCGGTATGGATAACCTCATCTTGTGGTCAAGGTGCACCAGATTTGGTGGTTGCCATTGGTAAGCGAAACATTCTGATTGAACTCAAAGACGGTTCAAAGCCACCCAGTCAGCGAAAGCTTACACCAGCCGAGGCGAAGTTCCACGATGAATGGCACGGTGATTTATATATAATCAACAACGAACAAGAGGCGATTGCGTTAGTTAATCGGATTAGGCGAGAGTGTGATGTTGTCAAAATGTTGCAACCAGTACGTGAGAGTAGTATCAACTGAAAATGGATCGTACTTTGCGTGCGATTATTGTAGACTTCCTTGTGAGACAAAAGTTAGTTTTTTATGGGATATAAACGAAAAGGAATTGGAAGATGCCGCAGTTTAGCCAACAATCACTTATGAGGCTCGCAGAATGTCATCCTGATTTGCAGGTTTTGTTTCATGAAGTAATAAAAACATTTGATTGTACTATTTTGCAAGGTTATCGCGGAGAAGCTGATCAAAATGAAGATTACGCCTCTGGCAAGACGCAGTTGAAGTGGCCTGATAGCAAACATAACAAAAACCCCAGTGAAGCAGTTGATGTAATGCCATATCTCGATAATGGAAAAGGCTTAGAATGGGATAAGCCCACTAATACTGCATATTTTGCTGGTTATGTAATGGCGACCGCAGAACAACTAATGGCGCGCGGTATAATGACGCGTGGAGTGAGATATGGGGGTGATTGGAAGCAGGATAACGATTTAGCAGATAATCACTTTGCTGATGGAGATCACTTTGAACTTTTGTAAACCTGATAAACAATCCATTATTCTTTTCATCTTGAGCATTTGCTTACTGTTAGAGGTTTATGATATTTATCGACCGAGCAATACTGTAAAACAAATAGAAAAAGAAGGATTAGAAACAGCCATGGAATTAGTTGAAGATACCGCGCCTGATTCTGATCCTTTTTTGGATAATGAGAAATGAATAACAATATAAGTATTTTTGATAATATAAATAATGATAATGATAGAATAACGCTGCTTAATGAATTAAAAAAAGAGCAATTTCATGTACATGAACAACAAAAAGAAGAGAAAAGAATTACAGAGAATGAAAGAGTTCGCAATATTCACAGCTACAAGAAAAGATTAAAACAAAAAAAACAAGAAAAAAGACAACTTCAAGAAGAATATACAGCTCTTCATAAAAATGAACCTTTATTTTTAACCTTCAATAAGCATGAAATAATCATCCAAGCTGAATTTTATCATCAATGTAAAAATACAAAAATGGAATGTTTTCTTGAGGTTGGTATGGTTACAGTTGGAAGAAAGTACAGAGGAAGAATTGATATCATTATAAAATATAAAGGTAAAAATTTCGGAATAGAATGTAAGCAAGATATACAATCAAATATAGTTTCATTAAAAGATCAATTAAAAAGATATAAACAGCTAGATATTCCAATATTTTTGGTAGATTCTATTCATAATGTGGAATTAGTCATTCAGGCAATTAAGTATAAAACATTAATTAATGAAATTTATCATTTTAAACCTCATGATGATAAATTACACATTTTAAAAATTGTTGAATTAACTGAAATAAATTAATTATCCACAGGGTTTTAGACTAAACAATCCACAGATTTTGTGGAAACTTTCATCTCATTTTCCATAGAAAATATAAGAGAATTCCACACACAGTAATGACTAGCCATGTTTCTTGAAGACATTCTGATATAATCTGGTAAATCATGCTTCATTTTCCTCTCTTGTTTCACAATATGCCGGACACGATTTATATATAAATTCACTTTCTTGTGGTTCTCTATATTGGATAGTCTTCGATCCATCGGAATAGTAGTTCATGATTGCTATTATTTTAGCTTGTTTAATTGTCCCCATATCACGACATGTCATACATTTGAACTTTTTCTTTTTGATGAATAATCGTTTAATGAAATTCATATTTCATTCTCGATTAATTTTGATAGACGCATTAGCTCTTCAAGAGTGAATGAATCATTTGTTAAAATTGCTCCAGCGGGATGACCAAGAACGATATAGCTATCCTTGCATCTTTTGTATCTGGATAATAACTCTTGATCATCTTCGGTTAACCCTATTTCTTCTTCGCCATCATATCCATAATCAATATCGTCAGTTGCGTCAGTCATTTTTTATTCCTCATTCATCTTTATTGTCCTTATTCTTCTATTTCTATCTCTATGATGTGATAATCATTTTGATTAACATTTTGACTTATCATCATTTCTAATAACATTTCTTTTGAGTCATATGCATATGTTGTGAAAAATTTTTTATCGATGACGATAGGATTTTTTTCAACACCCATCCATAATTTCTTTTTTATTGTTGTCATAAATAAGTCATTACCGTTTGAGGGGCTTAAATCAGTACCATCTTTTCTAAGTAAACCAATAGTATCAGTATTGTCATTTTCAATGCAGGCGACTAAAGGAAAAGGATGATTGGCATTTTCAATTAAATGTATATTTTTTACTTTTCTTCCATCTCTTGTCACGCATGGTTTTCCTGTAAGCGCATCTTCAAGATTAAACGGTTTTAAATTAGTCATTGTGGCCTTTCAATTTATTTAAATTTTCTTTTAAGTTATCAATTGCTTCTTGAATGGTGTTACCTTTTCCACACGGTGGAAATCCATCATAATGATGCCAGAAATCAAAACATTCTGAATCGCCAGATTGCTGATCGAGCGGCATTTGTCCTATATGTACTCGCCAAGCAATCCATTTTGCACCACTGTAAACGCCCCCATATCGATCAAGTATTATTTGTAAGGGCCATATATCTCTGCATTCATTGATTTCATCAGTCACTTAATTTTTCCTTCTCTAATTCTTTGTAAAGTAATTTTTGGATGTTATCAGCTAATATTGTAATATCAATACATAAATCTTCTTCATATATACCTTCGTATTGTTCTTTGATTTTTATAATCGGATCATTCTCTGAAATTAATATTAAATTATCTTGAAATGAGGCTTCATAATCCCATTCATTTAGCATGGTTTCTAAAGCTAATGATTCTGCGGGGGTCATTTTCATTCTATAATCTCCCAATCATCATTCATAATTAAAAATAAATTTAACTGCGGATAAGAATGTAGATCAGGATTACAGCATGGTTGACGTGTAGGGAAATTTTGAGGAACCATATCAGGATGCTGTCTATCATCTTGCATTTTGACTATAGACATTCCTCGCTTCTTTACTTCCTCGAAACTTTCAGGGGGTAAGCCAAATAATTCCGTATCTAATCCCACGTAACATCCCATTAAATATTCATTCTCTTTGAAAAATGGCGATCTTATTTTTTTACCTTCTCTTAAGGCTGTTAAGGCTTCTTCAAATTTCATTCTGATTTACTCGCTATTAAAAAGACAACTGCAAATACTAATATTAATACGACTGCTATGCCAATTACTGTGAAGTCGATCATTCTATTTCCTTATTCAAACCAAGATATTGCCATATAGATGATGCACATTATCAAACAAATAGCACTAAATAATCCATGTGTTATTACCCCAAGAATCAAATATAACAATGCGATAATATAATTGTTTTTTGATTCACTCATTTATATTTCCCTATTTCATTTTGCAAATAATGACAAGGATAAGAATAATTATCGTTAAGAGATATGTTTCGATCATAGACTGTTTTCCCATTGCGCCATTCTTGCATTAGAATCTTCAATTTGTGTTTGAATCTGTTGTTGCTTTAACTGTTGACGCTGTAAGTCTAATGATTGCTGTTGGTATTTCTCTTGCGTATATTCGTCGTACCCATATTGTGCATGAGCGTTGATGCTGATTAGGGATAAGGTGATAAGTAATAGTTTTTTCATGGTTAAATTTCCTCATTTAGTTAATTATATCTTTGAGTCTGTTAAAGCATCATATTCGTTGCAATATTTTATGATATCCTCCGCTCTCGCTCTAGCGTAATTGATGTTTATACTCCCTAAATTTTTACACATTAATTTAATTTCATTTTCAATTAATATACTTAGCTCATAATGTGTTAATACTCGCATGGTTATTTCTCCTCGGTTAATATTCTTTTTAAATCATCAATAGCTTCCTGTTCTGTATTTCCTGTTCTTTCTGGCTGATATCCTGAATCTGGCGCGCCATCATAATTTTCTGTTACAGCGTGCCAAACTCCGAAATAATCTTGTTCGGTGTGTATTTTCATGAATCACCTATTTTAAAGTAAATTGATTATAAGAGATTCGTTTATTGTATTTTTCATACACCTCTGGTAATTCTTCCTTAAGGCGCTTTGAGTCTATATTATCTCGTGAACGCTCATCGTAAGTGAGTAATATTCGATTGTTGTAGACAAACTCGTTGTGAGTGGCAAAGTGACCTTTGATCAGCCAGTCTTTAACGTCTGCCTCGTCTTTTTCTAACATTTTCATCTGGCGACGGATGTCACGAAACAGCTCGACATGTTCATAAGTTTCGTCAGTGATGATTCTTTGTGGTGATAGAGCGATTATATTTGTCATGGGTTTATCCTCGTTATGCGGCTAATGATTGTTTTTTAATTGCTATGGTGCCGCTACCACAACAATTGCTATAGTTAATGCCTTCATAAATTCCATCATCGTATGATGAAAAGTAATCTCTACTGCTTCCTACTAGCCAAATGCCATAATATCCAAAGTTATGCTTTTCATGGGGATGCATAGCTGTTGATTCAGAGGCAGCAACAAACTTTCTTTGAGCGCGGGGTGTAAATTCTACGCAATCAGTCATTCCATCAAAGCTACTTTCTTGCATGATGAACATGATATTTTTGTTTTTCTTGATGAAGCTTTTGAATGTAGCTAAAGTAATTCTTTTTTGGTTTATCATGGTTTTATTCCTCTTTTGAGTAAATCATTTTTGGTTGGTTTGATTAAACGCCTGGATTAATGCGATCCAGAATAAATATTTCGCCGAATTTCTTTTTATGCGCTATACAATACGCACGAAAAAATTTTTGCTCTGTTTTGTAATCATAGCCGTGCAATTCCTCTCTCAGCTCATCGTCCATATAGCTAGCTATCATTGGTTGTGTCATTTTAAGACCTGATCTTAATTTTATTTTGCTCAGCATTATTGGTTTATTCCTTAATTCAATTGGCGAATATTTATTAAGCAAAAATTGTAATGCCACTACTTTTGATTCATCATCAACATATAATTCAGGATGATTTAATATTTCTTCTAATTGGTTTACTAATGCTTGTTGTTCTATGGTCATGGTTTTAATCCTTTTGGTTTGTATACAGGAAGTATATATCACTAATATTTGGTATGTCAAACTAATATTTAATATGTTTTAATCTATTAAGTGTGATATTTGATATAAGATTGCATATACGAATGGTATATAGTATATTTTGTATGTGTATTGAACAGGATCGGGCTTATTATGATACAGGCAGACTGCCAACGCGGTGCTTATCCTCACTATCCTACGGATGAAACACGAAAACTTGTTAAAGAATTATACGCGGCTGGCATTCCCAGAGAGCGTATAGCTAAACGGTTCGAAATTGATGCAGATACCCTTAACAAGCATTACAAGGCTGAATTGGATGATGCTAAGGATAAGATGACCTCTGACCTTGGCACAGGCTTGTATATGGACGCCATAAACGGTGACGCTGGTGCGCGTGAATTTTGGCTCAAATGCCAAGGCCGATGGTCTTATGCTAAGGCAGCCGAAGATAGTGAGAAAGACAAACAGCAGTTATCCCTCATGGAAAAGTTGATTGATAAGTTATGATAAACAGAGAGCTATTTGTTACTCGTATCACTGTACCTGGTCATAATGAAGGTACGCTCACTTTCGAGAAAACAGATACAAATCTGGGCACCGTTTGTGTGAGTCTTAGAAAGGGTGAGGAATTTATTCACTTGATTGCTTATGTCGAAGACCTAAAGAAGGCGATAGATAAGTTATAAAGGAGGGGGACAATTTGTACCCTCCCTTTTTTGATATGTCTCACGTGGAACATGGTGATTGATGGATGAGCTAAAAAGTTGTCCTTTTTGTGGAAGTGATGCTGCGCTTGCTGATAAACAAGATGGTGTATATGTATTTTATTATGTGGTTTGCACCAAATGTCAGGGAAAATGTGGTGGGTATCCTAATAAACAAGTAGTTATCGATAATTGGAATATGCGACCCAATGGATGACTCAAAATTAGAAAAAGATAATCGCAGTTTTTTGAAAAAACTATGGTGTAAATTGTTTCACACTGATGAGCGGTATATTGATAGTACCGCTACCGCAAGAATTAAAACCATATGCTTGGCTCATAAATGTTTTAATAAAAGTCTTTTTATAAGTAAATTTTGGTTGGAGGATGAGTTTGGACAAGAAGTAAAGGAATGGCCGCGTGGACGAAAGTAAACTAGAAACTCTCCGTGATCTCAAAAAATTTGCGCCTAAGTTTCTCATCATCCGTACTAAAGCTGGCAATCCTAAATCATTTGAACTGAATAGAGCGCAAGAATACATTCACTTGAGACTTGAGACACAGTTACGTGAGACTGGTAAGATACGTGCGGTCATCCTCAAAGGTCGTCAACAAGGATGCTCAACATACATTCAAGCAAGATATTTTCACAGGGTGGTAACAGGCCGTGGCAAGAAAGCATTCATCCTTACGCATGATAAAGAGGCTACTAAAAATCTATTTACTATGGCTAACCGCTTCTATGACAATTTGGAGCCTGGGTTGGTTCCTGTCGCCGATACCGCAAACGCTAAGGAATTATATTTCCGACAATTCGATAGCGGGTATTCTGTTGGTACCGCTGGTAATAAGTCTGTTGGAAGGTCTCAGACTATTCAACTCTTCCATGGATCAGAGGTAGCCTTCTGGCAATTTGCTGAAGAACACGCAAAAGGTATTCTACAGGCAATTAGTAGTGAACCAGGAACGGAGGTGATACTTGAGTCAACAGCAAACGGAATCGGAAATTATTTTCATCAGCGCTGGGTCGCTGCAATGTCTGGTGAGAGCGAGTATCAAGCTATATTTGTGCCTTGGTACTGGCAGAACGAATACACGCATGATGCTGTAGGTTTCCAGCCTAATGATGAGGAAGAGTATCTATTAAAGCTATATAGCCAAGATGGTTTAACGAATGCCCATTTGTCTTGGCGACGAATAAAGATTGCAGATTTAAGCAAAGACGCAGACGCAGCTCATGAACAGTTCAAACAAGAATATCCATTCTCCGCACGTGAAGCTTTTCTTAATCCTGTAGCTAATGTGTTTATCAATGCTAAGCACGTGATTAACGCACGCAAGGCTAATGTAGAGGGAATAGGACGATTAATCATTGGTGTCGATGTCGCAGTGAGCGATAGAGATAGAACGGCTATTATACGTAGGCGTGGACGATTGGCTTACAACCTAGAAAAGTTTGGCAATCATAATACGATGGAAATATGCGGACGATTGAAACGTATCATTACTGAAGAAAAGCCAGACAGAGTATATGTAGACTGTATTGGTATTGGCGCTGGTGTAGTCGATAGAATGCAAGAAATGGGCTATGAATGCGTAGAAGGTGTGAATGTCGCACGCAGTGCTAATGAAAAAGAGAAGTTTAAGAATCTACGCGCAGAATTACATAGTGAGATGCGTGATTGGTTAACTCAAGAAATGCCAGTACAAATTCCAGATTCGGATGACCTCCACGGAGAAATGACATCTTATGGCTATAAGTTTACGTCTAATGGCCAGTTACAGATTGAGTCTAAGGATGACTTGAGGGCGCGTGGTATGCCAAGTCCAGATGGTAATGATGCGCTGATGCTCACAATGTATGCTGGCCAAGGTGGTGGCTATATGCCGATTGAGGTGCCGCAGAAAATGGCTGGGGAAGATAGGATGTTTCGCTAGTGAGGGAATTCACTCATCTCGATTTATTCTCTGGTATTGGTGGGTTCGCATTAGCTGCGAGATGGGCTGGTTTTAAGACAGTAGCATTCTGTGAAATCGATCCTTTTTGTAGAAAAGTTTTAAATAAGCATTGGCCATTAGTACCAATTGCACATGATATTAAAACATTTAGCTATCATGGCGAGGTTGATATATTGACTGGTGGATTTCCTTGCCAGCCTTTCAGTATAGCTGGTAAGAAAAAAGGAAAAGATGATGATAGATACTTATGGCCTGAAATGTTTCGAATTATTAGAAAGTGCAAGCCCACTTGGATTATTGCGGAAAACGTTGCTGGGATCGTGGGAATGGAACTCGACAATATCGTTAATGATTTGGAAAGTGAGGATTACAGAGTGCAATCATATCTTATTCCAGCTTGTGCAGCAGGCGCGCCACACAAAAGGGAAAGGCTATGGATTATTGCCAACCGTGACGGTGAGCGATTCAACGAGTGGAGCAATAATCGGCAAGAAAGATACTTTCAAGATGACTGGAAACGGAACGTTGAGGCGTTACAATCAGAATGGACACAATTCAAGCCTAAGTCTTGGGAGACTTTTAACGCTCAAGAATGGCTCGATGCTGCCAACACCGCAAGCATCAGATCATCGACCAAGAGGGAATCTAAACAACCCATGCATTCAGAGACGAATAGAGAAAGGACAACAACTAATGCTATCAATGATCTTGACGAGTTTCAGTGGGAAGAAGATCAACCCCCAGTTTCTGGAATGGATGATGGGCTACCCCAAGGATTGGACCGATGTAAGTCCTTAGGAAATGCCATTGTTCCACAAGTAGCATTCCCAATGTTTGCGCTTATCAAGTCAATTCTGCTAAGATATTAGCCATTATTCTTCGCATTGCTAAGCAGGCAGCACATGGCAGTCACCAAAGACCCCGAAATCTGTACCACCATCCGCGACCGTGTAGACAAATGGAATAAATACTGGACAATTAACCGTTCATATTATTATGACTGGGTTGATTTCATCATGGGTGACCAATGGCGAGAGGATGAATCTAAATTATTCGAGCGCTATAACAAAGTACCTCTCACATTTAACAAACTTGGCGTGCTGATGAACCACATGTTAGGCGATCAGATGCAAAATACGCCTAATTTGCAGATTCTTCCTGATGAGCAAGTCCCTGTTAAGACCGCAGAGACTAGAGCGGCATTGATCAAGCAAATATCTCTCAATTCTGATGCTAAAACGGTTTATCAAGTTGCTTTTTGGCAATCAATTGTCGGTGGATATGGTGCGTATCGAATCTATACTGATTATGCTGCTAATGCTGGGAAAAATGCGTTCAGTCTTGATATTAAAATAGGTTCATTTAACGATCCAAACAAATGTTATTGGGATATTGCAGCTACGACACTATGCAAAACCGATGGTATGTACGCTGGTTTCCAAACAAGAATGTCACGCAAGAAGTTTAGAGATAAATATGGCCGCAAAGTTGAGCAAGACATTGGTACCTCGTCGATCACTGAAGATTCAACGATGGCATTTGCGGACGATGACTCAATCACCCAAATTGATGACTTTGAAAGAGTGGCCAAAAAAGTCAAAATATATAAGCTATCTGATAACGAAGGCTCAGTAATTGATAGTGATGAGTTTAAATCATTAGAGAAGATCAATATTGATGGCAAGAAGATTGCAATATACAACGGTCAACCTGTCACGATTGTAGAAACACGCGAAACAGTTAAATACACCATTAAACATCGTCAGATTGCGGGTGACTATGTATTAGAAGAGACAGAATTCCCAAGCGAGCAATTGCCTATCGTATTTGTTGATCAGAAAAGTTATTACACGAAGCAACAGCAACAGCTCACTCGATCATTTTTCAAAGATGTCAAAGACGCTCAACGATATCTTAATTATTTGGCTACCCAGTCAGCGTACATCATGAAGGTATCACGCTATGATCAGTTCATGGCACCAAGGAAATGTGTGTCAGCACCTGATACTGCGCAGCAGTGGCGTGATCCTTCCGTTGTGCGTGGAGCGCTAGTATATGATGAAACGCCAAGTGGTGCCAAGCCCGAACCATTACATCCACCCGAATTATCCGCATCACTCACGCAACAGTATGAACGCACGCTCATGGATTTACAGAGCGGCACAGGGATGTATAACACGCAATTAGGAGAATTGGGCAATGAGGTTTCAGGGACGGCTATTGATGCGCGCACGCAGCGTGGCACTAAAAATACTTACGTACCGTATAACTCGCTTAATATTGCGATTGCAGTTGGCGGCGAGATTATCGATGAGATGATTCCGAATGTTTATGATACGCAACGTTTGTTAATGTTGACGATGCCAGATAGTGAAAGCCAACCAATATCCATTAATAAACCAACGGATGAATATGGTCTCAATATTGAGAATGATATGACTCAGGGTCGATATAAGATACGATTAAAACCTGGACCAAGTTATGAGGGGCAAAAAACAGAAGCCCTTCAGTCGTTACAGTTAGTATTACAGGCCGATAAATCCGGCCAAGTGTTCCCAATGATTGCCGATCTATATGCTGAAAATTTGCCTTTAGATAATAATCTTGAATTACGTAATCGTTTAAGGACATTAGTGCCACCTGAAATCATTGAAGCTGGTAAGACTGGTAAGCCATTGCCACCTAAGCCGCCACAGCCCTCACCTGATGCTATGTTAGTTCAGCTAAAGCAGCAAGAGATACAGCAAAAGGCTCAAGCTGCGCAACAAGAAACGCAAATTAAGATGATGGACTTAGACCGAAAGCAGAAAGAATTGCAATTGAAAGCGTTAGAATCTAATCATGAAATGTCAATTGAGATGCAAAAGATTGAGGCCGAGAAAGAAGAAGCGGCGGCACAGTTGCAAGAGTCAATTCTAAGATATCAAGCTGAAACACAACGATTAGAAGCTGATCTCAATATCAGTCAATCACAAAACTTGATTAAGCTGTTAACGCATTCTAGTCAATTGCAGCATGAGAAAGAGATGCACCATAAAGAACTAGCACATAAATCAAGAACAGAGAACAGGAATCCATAGAATGGCCGAATTAAGATGCGGAACTTGCGGCCAACTTGATGAAGATATTATCTGGGATGAAGGATGGAAAGCCGCTATTGAAATGGTCATAGATAAACTTGATTTTTATGATAGCAATGAATTAGCAAAACTTTCAGTATATGAATTTATAGAAAAGTTTAAAGATAATTTACATGAACAGGATGATTAAATATGAGTGAAGTACACAATGTTGATGCGATATTAGTACCACGTGAACAAGCAATGCTAGCCAATGAAACGATTCCACCACAGCCAGCCGATCCAGAGATAAGTTCAATATCGGCTGATCCAAAGCCAGAGGTTGAATTAGCCGCACCAATTGCACCAGAGATTGAAGCGATTGAACCAGAGGCACCAGAACCAGTAGAAACCCCAACTGAGGCTAGTGATTCCCCTATTGATGAATATGGTAATCCAATAGAAAAGCCGCGAATGTACACCGAAGAAGAAGTTAACCAACGGATTCGTGAGCGTTTAGCGCGTGGCAAGTTTGCAGAGATGCCTCAACAACAAACGCAGCAAGCAGCTAAGGATTTTACGCCCGATCCTAATAGTGAGGAGACTTGGGAGACTCAATTAGAGGCATTTGTTGAGAAAACGATTGAAAAGCGTCAACAAAAGTTAAGTCAACAAGAATGGCAAGACAGAGAACGCGCCAAACAAGCAGATTTTGAAACCAGGTTCACGACAGGGATGTCAAAGTATCAGGATTTCCATAAGGTGGTAGAGGGAAAGAAGATCACTAACGATATGATGATGGCTACGCGTGGGTTAGATAATCCAGCAGCGTTTATTTATGGTGCTGCAAAGCTGCACCCTCAAGAATTGGCGCGTATTGCGCAAATTTCTGATCCTTATACACAAGCGGCAGAGGTTGGTAGGTTGCATGAACGTATGGTTAAGACGCGAAACGCTGCAACGAAGGCGGCTAAGCCATTAGAAGCTGTTAAAGGTGATGTACCGGTTAACCGTACATCTGATAGACCTAATTTGGATGCATTGATTAAACAACATGAAAAGACAAAGTTCATCGGAAACAAGCGATAGGTTGTGCGAGAATATGGAATGTGAGCATAATTATCCATTGATGAGGCCGCATTCTCATATGAGAACGGTTAATGGGAGTTATGTTAAATTCATAACTGAAGGCGGCAGGTCAAAAGAGAAAAGCGATTACGATGGAAGATAGGATTGAAGCATTAGAGAGAAATTATAAAGAGTTAGTACTAGCTATTCATAAGAATGTTGACTATATGGCATA